TATAGGAGTATTTATAGCAGCTGAATAATCATTAAGCTGCTGAATAGGTGCAGTACCAATATATACAGGTAGTGTACTAACTCCTGCAGGTGATAAGGTGTCTGTAGTCGGTATTTGTCTTCCAAAAACCCCATGTTTATATGTCATATAATCACTTCCTTTTATTATTTAAAAATCTAAGTTAACTTGATTAGTTTTAGGTGCAAGAATTGCTGCTGTAGCTCTAAATGTTAACCAACCAAACCAATAAGGTTGAGGTTGATCTAAGTACATTCCCCATTTAAAAGGCTTACTTGCTTGTGTTCTTCCTTTTTCTAATATTGGGTTACTAGACAGCTCTTGCCTTGTTAAGAATATAAGATTAATTAAATCTTGATATCCTTTTGAATCAGGTGTAAATTCTCCATTAGGTTCATATAATCCTGGATTATAGACTGCAAAAGAAATTCTTATGTTCAATCCAGCATCATTTCCATCATCCTCACCATCATCAAAGGTTACAATCATGCATGGAATGGCTTTTTTTATACCATTTAATAATTGTTGTGGAACGTCTTGGAGCTGATTCGGTGATGGTAGCCACCCAATAAATACATTAGGGTGCATTAATTGATAATTATCTATTTCATCATCAAAAGGTACTTGTAGCTTAATTTTAGATGCCACATTTTCTTTTAAAAAATCTCTAATTGCTTCAAGTATTATATTGTCAGTCATTTCATCACCTACTTCTCAACTTGCTAAGTCTGTATTCTATTTCATGTTGAACTCTTTCTTCAAGTTTCTTATTAGCTTCATTCAGTACTATATTACTTACATTAGCATTTTGTATCATTTGAGGTACTGATAAAGATCTTAAAATACTAATTGGCAATCTGCCACTTCCTACCCTTTTCGCTACATGAGTTTTACCAGTTATAGACTGAACAAAAGCTTTTGGAGTTGTTTTTATTTCTTTGTAGCCCTCTTTTTTCTTAACTTTAACTTTAACCTTTCCCCTTTTACCAGGAGTTTTAGGAGTAATTTTAAAATGAGAAAGAGTAAGGGTTCCCCCTGTTGACCTTATGCCAGCTTTTAAGGTTCCCTTACTTGACTTAATCTTTTGAATAGTCTTTTTTACATCTTTTGCAGTTATTTCATACTCTTGAGAAACAAGCTTACCAACTCTAGTATTCATATAATCAACTGTCCTGTTAAGACTTGATGATACTGCTCCAGGAATCTCTTTCTCGAATCTACTTAAGCCAGCTGCAATTCTATTTAATGAACTTGCATCAATTGTTATACTTTCACTAGCCATTACTATTCACCTCTGGTTTGACTCAATATTATCTCATACAAGCCCATATCTTCTTTTACTGAAGTAATGTACATTAGCTTATTATCAAATAATTGCGAATCTCCTACATGAGGTTTTTTACTGCCATAATTAGATACAGGTATTGAGTAAAATATTTCCCCTAGCGAAATACCTTGATTAGTAGCCTTTGAAACTTCTTTAATCCTGTCATTATCGACTATTATAAGTTTTTCAACTCTATCAATAGTATGAATTTCAGCAAATTCATCTTCATTAAAAAAGGTATTCGCTAAGTCTTCTTTTAATAAATCTTTAAAGTTCATAGTCTACCTCTTAAAGAACGGTAGCTACTACATATGAATCAACATCTTTTTGGTAAGGCAGAGGTCTTGATGTTAATTTTAATGTATCTGTTTCAGTTTCATCACTTATAACGTATTTTGGTACACGTTTTTCCATATACTTCATCCATGTACCCTTTTCTTTTTGAGTTACCGCACCATAAGCCATAACTCCTTGGCCTGTTTCTGCAACAATAACTGTTCCGCTAGGTAATAACTGAGCTGATGTTTCACCAGTTTTAATAAGACATGAATAAGCATAAAACTCTAGGTTATATTTTGTAAATGTACCTAAATAAGTAACACCTTTGCCTTTATAAGTTGGTTCTTGTCTATATCCTGCCTGTGCTCTTAATGTTATAATTGCTTTTACTTCATCAGTAGCCATAAACGCCTTTGCTGCATTTGGATCCATAATAACCGTATCAGGTGTTGCGTTTGATTTAGGCATTATTTTTTCTTCTATCCAAGTTTCTATATCTTCTATTGGTTTATTCGTTACAGTTGACCATTTTTCTCCTGTAGTTAAAGTTACTTTATTTGTAAATCCATAATTTACATTGAAACTTCCAGCTTTAACACCTTTTTCATCTACTAAATCAATGTCAAAACCTTCACCTAACATAACTTTTGCTGAGAACCATTCTTCTGAGCGGATAATCTGCTTATCTAAGTCAATTAAATCCTGCATTAAAATTTGTGCAGCAATTTGATCCGGCGATTTCACAGTATAAATATTATCCCCTGGCTGACGCTTTGCTAAATCCTCACCTGTTAAAATTCTTTTAGGTGCAATTCTTGGAGTTGTTAACTCATTAGTGCTGTAACCTTGTCTTTCATCAATAGTACCATTAATACGTGGAGCTACAAATGGGGCCATCTTTTCCCCACCTTTTACAATATCAACTAATACTTTTTCAGTAGGAAAAGGCTTAGTGTTTGGAAAAAAAGTATCTCTAATAAAAGATGATGGTTCCTTGACTAATTTAATAGCCTCTAACATAGTAGTTGTTTCATAAAGATTAATTGTATTTGGCATTTTTATTCCTCCCTATTTTGTATAGATTCCAAGAGTTCTTAATTCTCTTTTAAAATTATCAACCGTAGTATCCGCACCTGTTGTCATATGTGTAGAATTGAATTCACCGCTAATATATATTGTTGCATGTGTTTTACTTGCATCACTTAGCGTAACATCATCTGTTAATATTCCATCTACTGAATCATAAGTTGTAACTATATCTGGTTCTACTCCAGTAGTAGTAGAATTAGCAAGCACTCCTGCTACAGATATTACTGAACCTCTTTTAAGAGTCCCAGTTCCTTCTGCTAACTCGATAGCTTTTGTAAGTATAGGCACTTGATTGCCTGCAATAAGATTATCTGGTGTAAATGTTCCTACTTGATTAAATGCATTCATTATTATCTACCTCCTGTTATAGATTCAGCTGCATTTACTAATAAATTTACAGCATCTTGTTTTGTTTGCTCTTCTGTCTTTTGTAGTGCTGGTGTACTTGCAATATTTCCAATGTTTGCATCAATAGCATCCTGTTTTGCATCTTCTAAGTGCTTTGCTCCTTTTTCCTTTTGTGCTTTGATGATACTCATGGCCACTTTTTCAGCTGAATCGCCATTTTCAACACCTTCATTGATAATATTTTCTAACCCTGGCATTGCAAGTTCATTGATAGACTTAATTCTGTTTCTCTCTGATGTGGTTGCATCATTTACAATTTGATTGTATAAATCTGCATGATCTACTTTGAATTGTTCTAGATTCATTGTAATTTCCTCCTTGTGATTTTTATTTTCAACTACTGTATTAACTACAATAGGCTGATTTTTGCTTGCATTCTTGAACATCTTGTCTAAGTTTTTATTAAGCTTATTTTTAAGTTCATCTAATGTCTTACATTTTTCTAAATCATTTAAAATGGCATCATCATCAAGATTTAATGCATTGTAAAGCTTGTATGATTGCTTAGGTTCTGTTTTAGCTTCAAAGAGAATGCCATCAATAAGACCTAAATCCTTAGCTTGTTCACTAGTAAGCCATGTTTCAGCTTCCATAAGTGCTCTTATTTCTGTATCTGATTTACCACTTTTAAGTGTATAAGCTTTTGCTATAGTAGCATCTGTTACTTGTAACATTTGGCTAGTGCTATCCATAGTTTGATGTTGTCCCTCAGCATAAGTTGATGAATTGTGTATCATCATTTCAGCGAGTGGACTCATATAGCATGCTGCATTTGGTGCTTGTGATATAAAAGAAGCTGCGCTTGCGGCAAGTCCTACAATTTTTATAGTTACATTGCCTTTATATTCTGCTATAGCATTATAGATTTCATAGCCATCATATACAGAGCCACCACCACTATTGATGTGTATTTCCACATCCTCCCCGCTAGCATTTTGAAGAACACTTAAAACATCTTTCGGGCAGGTTGCTGGGATATCTAGCCAGTCATAAATCCACTTACTACCATCGCCAATGATTCTACCTTTAATATTAATCAGTTTCACTTTTCACACCTCCTTTCAAGTTACTTATATTTGGTATTTCTTGTCTCATTTTTTCTTCTTTTACTCTTTGCCTATGATTTTTATAAAAGTCCCCACCAGTGAGCTCTTGAGTTTCCCTTGCTCTTGTTGAGAATCCATTTTCAACTCTTATAGATGCTGCAGTAGCTTCTTTTACTGGATCAAGTTGACCTTGTGATGGTCCACTCCATTCTGCATTGCAGTAAGCTTTGCGAACAATTTCACTATCGAAAAAGCCAGGAGCATATACTCTTCCTTTTGCAACAGCTTCTGTAAGCCACTCCTCGTAAACAGGTTGACAAAAATCATTTGCAAGCCATGTTCTACGCATTTTAAACATTTTCCAAGCTTCTAATAATGCTGCTCTTGAAGCTGAATAAGATGCATTAAATTGTTTTAACAATAAATCGTGTGGTATTTCTAAGGCAGTTCCTATTTGCTTACATATTGATGAGATAAATACATCAAAAGCCGAATTAGTTCTTGTAGGATTTGCTATATTAGCTTTTTCCCCTGGAGCAAGAGCAACGATAGCTCCATTTCCCATTTCTAAACTATTTTGGTCTGACTCATCTACTTTTTGATCTTCGCTAATCATTTCGCCCAATGGTGATTCATTTGGATTTTGGGTTTCGATGAACACAGTAAACATACCACTAACAACTGCTGCCATAAGTTCTGCATCTGTATAACGCCCCAATTGTTTTAAACTCTCTATAACAGGAGCTAAAATCGGAACTCCTCGTCTCTGTCCAATCCGTTCACTTTCCATTATGTGAATGACATTTCTTCTGCCTGTTTTCTTTCCAAAAGCTTCAACCCTAGTCCATTTATTGCTAACTCTGGTTGATGATAATGGATGAAATTTAGCTATGTGATAAGCTAATACTTCCCCGTTATCATTGCATTCAACTCCTGAACTTATAGTATCTGAACTTATTTTGTCATATGGGTTACATACTCTATCAGCTTCTATAAGCTGTATTCTTAAATCATATGGAGAACCAACTCTTTCGGTATATGGTAGCAATGCAAGAGCATCTCCACACATAAGACTACTTAAAAATATCAGCTGTTGAATTTCATAAAAATTATTGAGTCTAGCCAAATCACAATTCACACTGTCTGCCCACAAAGAAAACTCTCTTTCAATATTCATTTCTAACTTACTGGCCTCTTCTTCTGTCATTCCTAGAAACTCATAGTCTATCTGTGGCTTTAGTTTAAGTCCTGCACCAACAACATTAGTCCTCAAAGTTTTAATAGCTCCTGTTGCAATAGGTGTCCCCATATACAAATCTCTTGAACGTTCTCTTAAAACTTGTATGTTATCCTCAATATCCTCTTTAGCACTTCCACCACCAAACATCCACCCAATTAAGCTTTTTTTAGTCCTACTCGCCCCATGGTGTGAATATCCACTATTACTGATTAGTGATAATTGTTGCCTAGCTACTTCTCTTTTTAAAGCCGTTCCAGGAGCAACTATACTAATTGCTCTATCAATTACATTCATTTCTCTCACCTCCAATCACAGTAAATTGAATTATAAGTCTCTTGGTACAACTCTATATACTCTATTTGAACTTCTGTGCTGTTTTCTAGCTTCTAACTTTTCTACTTCACTGGCCCAAAACTTAATCTTTTCAGTTATCTCACTTAAATTAGCTCTTGTTAGCTGTCTAGTTCCTACTGAATAACTTTGTCCAGTTGTAACCTTAAGTTCAGCTTCCATCCAAGCCTGTAAGTGTTGTTTTGCTTGTTCAAGTGACCATGCGGCCATTAAAACCACTTCCTTTCAAAAAAAATAAGCCTAAATCCTATGATTATAAGCCTTTTGATATAACTCTTCTCTTTTTTATACTGTTATTAGTTTGTTGCATACTTTTTTGATTGTATACATTGCCATTTCTTGATTGAGTTTTTAATAATTCTAGATTAGGATTAAGTATTTCAAGTGCTGCAGTAGCATAATTTCTAAGATCTAAAGGCTCATTTCTTGTACCTGAGCGTTTTGTCCACTCTATTCTCGGTCTGCCTTTATAGTATTTTATGGTTCTTTTCTCACTAGTTAAACCTTTAAAATAGACTTCATTATATCCTTTTTCACCTTCAATAGGGAAATGGCAGTATCCATCACCCTCAAATTCTAATTTAAGTCTAGATAAAATGGTTTCTTTTCCTGTATCTACACCCAAATTAAATAATGCTACCCTCTCTCTATTGGTCCTCGATACATTTCCTACAAGTGGTTTTCCTTCTCCACCTTGACCTTTAATAGCAAATATCCTTCTATGCTCTCTAGTCTTGCAGAATTTATATACCTCAGTTGTAAAGTGACCACCACTATCTATACATACACATGAAAGTAAGATTTTTTCTCCATTTTCATATGTCCAAGACTTACTTAAAAATTCATCAAGTTGCCTCCATATAGGTTCTTGTGCTGGGTCCCCAACAATAACATGATATTTAATTCCCCACGATTCCTTACCAACACTCCAACCAACTATTTCTATTTCAAAACGATCATCCTGAATGTCAACACCAGCGGTAAGAACTAAAACCTCTTTAGGAACTTCACAGTCATACCTTTCACGTCTTTTGAGTAATGCATCTTCATCAGCTCCATCGCCTTTTTCTTCCCAACTCTCTCCAAGCGAAGTATTTATCCAAACTTTTAATGTTTCTTGACTTAGTTTAGCGGCTTTAAAGTCGTCAATAATCTGTTCCCACCTTTTCCAAGGTGATGCTAATTCATTTAGGTGGAATCCCCTTTTGGTTGAATGTTCTTTTCTTGCTACCCACTGCCCTTTATTTGACTTCCATTGAAACTCTGTGGCACTTTGTCTACAGTGAATACACTCCATAGATACATCTTCAAACCTTATTTGACCCCAGGTAAGTGGCTGATATTCTCCACAATATGGACAGGGTAAACACCACTGCTCCATTGTAGAATCTTCATACTCTGCCTCTATCCTTGAAACACCTTTTATAGTTGGTGTAGAAACATATAGTTTTTTCCTGTTCCAGAAAGTAGTTGTTCTTTTAGCTGCTAGGTTTACTGGATCTCCTTCCGTTCCTGCTGAAATCGGATATCTATCAACCTCATCAGCTAGCAATACCCTTATAGGTCTACTTGCAAGTGATGATGGCGAATTCGCTCCAGCCATTGTTATATGTCCACCATGAAAAGTTTTATGTAATAAAGTATTACCGCTATTCTTTGACTTTACATCTCCAACTTTGTTTTTTAATGCTGGTGTATCTCTTAGCATTGGTGCTAATCTGTCTTTTGAAAATGCCTCAGCCATTTCTAATGTTGGTTGCAAAAGCAGAATAGGTGAGGCATCATAATCCATGAAATATCCTATGGTATTTAGTAATAGTTCTGTTTTACCAACTTGAGCACTGGACATTACTACTACAGTTTCTACACCTGGATTATTTATAGCATCCATAATTTCACGTTGATATGGAGCTCTATCTGTTCTCCATTGCCCTGGTTCTGCTGAAGCTTCTTTTGATAGCTTTCTATAATTGTCAGCCCACTCACTAACTTTTAATTTTGGAGGTGGAGCTACAACTTTAACTATTCCTTTGAATAAATCATTTAATTTCTTCTGCTTGTTCCTCATCTAATTCTCCAATGTATTTGTCATTCTTGAATAGTTCTGGGTCATATTCAGCCAGTTCACTCAAAGCTCCATAGACTTCATTTTCAAGTATGTTTTCTATAATTGATATTCCACTTTGAGCAATGAGTTGAGGTGCAAGTTTTGAAGGAATAGCTAAAATTTTAGCTCTGAATGCAGCTAGCATTTTGTTTAGTTCTCTCTCTATGTCTATCGCATCATGAAGTTTACCTTCCATTTGTGCCAATTCTAATTCTGCTATTTTTCTTTTTGCACGTTCATGCATTGTTTTTTCTGCTAGAAAATCATTTTCGGAGTGAGAACTATCCATTTTGTTATCTGACTTAGTTTTGATATAAAGTAAATATTTTTTTAAAGTTGGTATCAGTTCATAACTTCCGTTTTTCACCTTGTTTATAATACCTTCTTCTACCAACTGTCTTACTCTTCTATCTGTTATATGTAAAATATTCGCAAGTGTTGATGTACCAACGATTATACCATCCAAATTATTTACTTTTTTCGTTTCCAAATTCTCACTCCTTTCTGTATGTTTTTATCCCCTAGAAACGGAAGGAAATACCTATTAAAAAATCTTTATATCTAGAAAAATCTCGGGCATCGCCAGACCCGCTTCTCTTATATTCTCTGGGAGTACCTACTCACTACATCTAAGTTAATTAATAATTGTATGCATGAAAAAAGAGCCCTATTAAGAGCTCTAATTTATTGTTTTATAATCTCAGTAATTAATGGCAATATAGCCGTTGCTACACTGACTCCTTTTGTGCCTAGCCATCCCATTACTTGTTTCAACTTGAACCATTTTTTATTTCGAGGTTCATTAGAATTACTAGTTGTTTCTATTTCATTAATTCTTTCTAAAATCTCTTGAATCTCTTCCTCAGAAAAAGAATGATCACTTTCAATTTTATTTCTTGCCTGCTCAAACGCTACAGCTAAACTAACTGTATTATTGTTTGTGTTTGTATTATTATTTGTGTTATTAATTTGTATCCCGCTCGCATTAGATGCATTTTCAACTCCAAAAGTTGAGATACACCCATTAGCCTTAAATAATTCAAGTTTCTTCTTTAGCTTAACTATATCTCCTAAATAATCTACTGTCCCATCCATAGAAAAAGAATACAGATCAAGACCTTCTTTTATACCTTTTATATAATCACCATAACCACTAATAATTAAATCTACTGCTCTCTCAGCTTTATAAATATCTTTTGATGAAATAATTTCATCACACATTGCGATATCTCCTCTTACCTCTGAAAAAATACCTGTCATTAAACTCACCCCCTTCATATATGTAACTTTCTACACATTATGAGGTTTTCCTCTATATTTTATTCGACTATTTTTGCACTATAACTCCATGCTTTCTCTTATAACTTCTCTCATGCATACACTCTTTTAAGTTATCTGCTATCTTCTGATTTCTAATCCTCTGACTATTACAGTAAGGACATGCTATATATCTACCTTCTGGTAATTGCTCTATATCCTCTGAAAGTAATACAAACTCTTTTTTACAAGTCCTGCACTCATAAGCTGAATAAATACTTTGCATATCCTCACTCCTCTGATATAATCTCCTACACCTTTGTAGGTATGAAATAAAAAAACACCTGATAACCTCTGCGTAGGCTTCAAGTGTTTCTTGTACAATCTGTGCTATTTATATTTTTCTTATGCTATCATACTATCATGTTTGAGATACTATTAAAACTCCATCTTTTTACTATATTTTTCTCACTGGCATTTCTATTACTTTAGAGTCTATTTTCTTAGGAGTCAATCTCCCTTCCTCTAATCCTAAAAGTATCTCTATTTCTTGTCTTGGCAATGTTAGCCCAGTTCTAGATAATTCTTTAATTATTTCAGCTTCATCTAAGATATCATTATTTATTAATATCTCAATTGCTCTTCTTAGCACTGTTGGTTTGTTCATTACTAAAGTGTCATCTAGTGGTTCTGCTTTTCGCCAACCCATCTTACTCATCTTCTTAATAATTGTTTGATATGAACTGTATGTCAAAATGTCTAGATGATTAGCTCTTACCAACATTGCAGAAATTGAAGTTTTCCACTTTTTCTTTAATTGTATGTAGTAGTTTAAGTTAGTTGGATATACACCTACATCTTTGCTAAATGTACTTTTAGGTAAAAGGAATGCTGCTGCAAAAGCATGTGCTTCATTTTCCATATTTCTTACTTCTTCTTTTGTTAAATTGTCTATTTCTAAAAAACTATCATGCATTACTATATGTGCCAACTCATGCGCTGCACTAAACTGTCTTCTCGTGGCTGACCATTTATCATTACCTAATACAATGATAAATCGTTTTTCGCCATTTATATTTTGTTGCTGACTAAAAGCATCAATGTTATCGCTATCTGTAGCCATAGAAGTGACAATTATTCCATTCTTCTCAAGAAGATATATTAAATCCGGAATTGGTTCTTCACCTAACCCCCAAAATTCTCTTAAGTTCATGGCCATTTCTTCTATAGTTAGTTCTTCCTGGAAATTAGGTAAATTTAATTTGGGAAACTCAATGTACTCATCTAAAAAATTAAAGAGTTTGCCTATTATTTTCGATTTTTCTTTCTGGGCAGCTTCCTCTTTTTTAGACATTTTACTTAAGGCCCTAAAATACGTATTTCCTAGTTCAATATCTACCTTATCTTCCTCATAAAAAAACTCACGTGGGAAATTTAGCGTATCTATAATTTTAACTAAGGTTTCAAACTGCGGTGAAATTAGGTTGTTTTCAAATTGAGAAATAGCTTGTTTAGATACTCCTATATCATTTGCTAAATCTGTTATAGTTTTTCCTCTATACTTTCTAGCTGACTGAAGTCTTAAGCCATTAAATTTATTATTTCTATTTAATTCTTTTACCGCATCCTTTTTCTCGTAACTTAACATTTATCATGCTAACCTCCTACATGTAACTAGATTTTACTCTTCTTTTAACTTTTTTTCTTTACTACTCTTGTCGTCGATAATTTCTTCTTTGTTATCCTTGCGTTTATTTGCTCTTATATTTAATTCAATTAATGGTGGTGTATTTGTTGCATCGTCAGCTTGTGTATCTGTTATTTCTTCAATATCTGCAGAAATATACTTATTCCAATTGTATGTCTTTATTATATCTAAGCTATAAGTTGCAATATTTGCAGTTATCTTATTTAGCCCATTTTCATTTTCATCAAAGAGTATATTTACACAGCCTTCAACATCATCTTTGATTTCTCCTATCATTCTGTCTATATCTTCATTAATGTATTCATATGATGGTATTTGAATGTCTGGAAAAAATGCAATCTGCTGTGATTTCTCTTCTTGAAGATGATAATTTTGTGAATTTAAAACTCTTACATAATGATAAGGACTAGAAGCATCGTTTTTAATTTCCCTAAATCTATCTTCTCTTAACACAAGATATAAAAGTTTCATGTCTTTTTGATATATTGCTATGAACTCCCACAAAGGTCCACGTGAAATGGTAACTGGTTCAAATGAATCTTCTAAGAAAGCATCTCTTATGTTTGTAAAAATATAATCCCATCTGCCTATATATTTACCGTTACTAGTAGCTAATCTTGCCAGCCTTGCGTATTCTTTGTATTGCTTCTTAGAGTCATTAATAGCTTTAATAATGAGCTTTATATATTTAGCTGATAAAATCTCTTCAGGAATGTTTCCTTTAATCATACTCTCACCTCTTAACTAAATCATTATAGTAATTCTACCATAAATTAATAATTAGTCAAGTGGTATACATATTTTTAGAAATTTATTAAACTATGTCTTTTATACCATCAACACCAAATAGTAGTATTGACAACTTATTAATCATTTCATTTACCCATCGTCTTGGAGTATTTACCCCACACGTAAACTTTTCTTGAATCTCCTCATAAGTCATTTCATCAATGAAGTACATCTTAAGAGCCTCATACTTTTCTATAGCACACAGTTTAATTTGCTTTTGTCTCAATGTTTCTAATGACATATCTATATGAGCTATCATAATAAGTGTTTTAGCTTTACTCCTCTTAATAGATAGTATATATAGCTCGTCTCTCTCAAGATCTCCTAAGTCAAGCAAATCTCCTTCTAACTTATTTACATCATCTATTGCGTTTCTAACATGTTCTTTTAAATCGTTGTAATGTGCTAGTAGCAACTTTGTATTATGGAATGTCTTTTTCTTTTGCTCCATCTTCTTTTCTTTATCAAACTCTTTTATGGCTGCCTTAGTTGCTCTACTGATAACTTCGTCTATATCTTCTATATTAACACCGTTCACAGTCATTCCCCCTCTATTGTGATTAAATCTGGTCTTTCTAAGCTTACTTTTCTTGCCTTTTTAATAGCAACTACATCTAGAACTACTACTGCTCCAATTACTATTCCTACTAATATACAAAATGGAATAACCGCTCTCATTATTCGCACCTCCTAACCATGTATAAGTAACCATCCATGTTCTCTATATAATAATCATTCTTGTATTTTTCTGTAAGAAGAATTCGGTGTTTAAAGTTTTTATAAGGTAATACCATAGCTTGCACCTTTCCCATTCTCAAACTACCTCCTAATTATTCTTCAGTTCAACTCTAAGCCATGTTAGCATACTCCTTAATGTCTCTATCTCTAGCCTTAGATTGTCCTCTGCATTGATAGCAGTAAAATAAGCACTTTCCGCAATATCCTTGTGTAGCCTTAATTCTGCTACCTTTTCATCTCCTCTAGCTAAATCTTGAATTAATGTGGCAGGAAACTTTTCTAATTTAAGCTCTAGCATCTTTTTGTTTAAAGCTATTGAATATTGCTTTTTAGTTTCAGCTTTCTTAATACCTAATGTTTTAATCTCTGCGTTACCTCTAGTTAATGCTAATTGTGCTATATTTAATTTTTCTATAATTTCTCCTGGTGTCATTAGTGCCTCCATGAATATTATTTGATTTTCATATGAGAATACTACAGTAAAGCAGTACTCCCATATGAGGTTATTTCTAAGTTAAGCTATTATTTTGATGTTTTCTAAGCCTTTTAATTCTTCACCTAGATATTCTTTTATGTTTTTAATTGCTTGATTTCTCCAAGCTCCTCCATCTGCTTCAAAGATTGCTGCTTTAGGACCATCTTGCATTCTAAAAATAAACTTACTTTGTGGTTGCTCTACCTCGGGGAATGTTCTATAAGGTGCTAGAGTTACTGGATTTGGAACTACTGCTTGTCCTACACTTGCTACTCCTGTTTTTACTGTAACTTGTTGGCTTATTCCATCATCCCCAACACTCTTTACTGCCTCATCTTTTACAAGTCCTGTATACTTCAACAGAACATCTTTATCTCCCACATCTACAAAGCTTGATTGAAGCATGATATTAAATTGCTCTGTTCCTAAAAATCTATCATACATAATATTGCTAGGTAGTATTGCTTCTGCTCTAATATATTCTTCTCTATCTCTATCCTTATTTAATGGACTGTAGAGTTTAACTTCATCATAAGATTTAACTTGAACTAATAATTGCTCTGGTAGAATATCAATGTTTGATTTAATATAATCTACAAATCCTGTTAGTGTTGATACTACTAATGCTGAAGCTGTTGGCATTTGAACTCTTTTTAAACTTCTAGTTGTAAATAATCCTTGCTGAGTTTCAACTAATATTTCCTTTTCTTCTCCTAAACCTACTAAGTATTCTAAAGCTTCTCTATTTACCATTTTTACATTCCTCCAATTTATTTAATTATTTAATTATTTAACTAATTTAATACCCTTAAGATCTATTGCCTTTTCTTCTGCAGTAGTTAATATCTCTCCAGTTTCTTCATCAACTCTCATAACACTCTGTCCTGGAGTTTGCTTTTTATATTCACTAGCAAGTATCCCTCCTCTTCCATCTGTTCCAATTATGATTTTAGCTGCTATAGGCTTATTTGGAGCAAGTTTAGTTTTCGCTATTATAGATACCTCTGCTAACTCTCTATCTTCTCCAGATGCAAATGTCATTTCTAAGTTCAGCTTTCTCTTTAGTTTAAAATCTGTATTAGGGTCCGCAATGTTTTCTAACACCTCCCTCAATGCAATATTCATTTTTTCTGCTAAGGCCCCTTCCGCAAATTTTTCTAGGTTAATCATCTTTTCCATCTTTAATTCCTCCTCTTAGTTTTTTAATAAAATTGATAAATCATAGTTATAATGAATCTTACTTCTTGGTCTTTTCACTTGATGTATTTCTGCTCCATGTTGCTCACACCACTCCAAGGATAAAGATTTTTTACCATCTTCTAAAATAGCTATCCTAACCCACTTTACACTTACAAAGAATGTCCTTTCTTTATCACTAAAGTTAAACAAAAATCCCGGTTCAACATTCTTTTTAAGGTATGCTTCTATTAGCCCATCAAGTTGATTTTTCTTAATAACTCCATAATGAGTTACTTTGCCATTTTCATTTGTTTTAGGAGCAATAGGAATGCTATTACCTTTATGACTTTTAAGTTCCCATAGATGTAACCATTGTCCATCATGGCACTGAATATCACATATATTCGTTGTGGTGAATCTTGCGTTTCCCCCACCATTCCAAGCCGCTGCACTATCTCTAAGTTTGTATTTGAATAGATTTTGAGGAATGCTATTCATTATATCCTCCTCAAATATCTTTCCTGAATTTTTTCTTACCACTATTTCATCCCCTTTGATTTACTGAGTAAGTTTTTAACTTTATCCTCAGTTATCCTCAATTCATAAACTACAATGCTTCTCTCTTCGTCAGTAGCTGCATTATGGAATCTATTTTGTTTTTCTTGAAGTTCCAGCTTGGCCAGTTCTATTTCTGTTTTGATATCCATGTTATTCTCCTTTCACTTGATTGTCATTTGATAATAAGAAATTATAAAAATACTTAGATTCATGCCTACTCTTACTTAAAATGCCTTTCCATGCTTATATGGTCTACTTTTATTCTTCTTTATTTTCTTAATAACTTCTGACTCTAAATCTATTTCTAATCCTCCAGCTAGACTTGCAACTCTTATTACTATATCCGCTAATTCCTCTTTGAAATTATCTATATCATCTTTTCTAAGTGCTTCTTGTGCTTCAGATACTTCCCTAACTATATCCATCAATCTACTGCCTATTGCATTATTAATTATCTCTTGTTCTGTTTCTGCATCTGTAATTTCTAAACCTTTATGCTTTTTACTTCCTTTGATCTTATACCAATCATTCCAAAACCCTTTTCTACTTGCATTCTCATATGCATTTTTGACTAACTCTTTTATGTTCATATAATCCTCCTTTAGAATGGTATATCTCCATCATCAATTGGAGTAATATCATCCTCGTATTCTCCAAGTTGGCCTGAGTAATTATTATTGTATTGATTATTTGGAGTTGATTGCGTGTTAGTATTCTTTGGTTCTAAAAATTGTACTTCTCCTACCAGGATCTCTGTAGCATATACCTTTGTTCCATCTTTATCATAATTCCTTGTTTGTATAGATCCACTTATTCCAACTAGGCTCCCCTTTTTAGTGTAAGTTGCTATATTCTCTGCATTCTTCTTAAATAACACTATGGGTATAAAATCTGCTTCCGCTTGTCCTTCTTTCTTGAACCTTCTGTTAACTGCTAATATCCCTCTCGCAACCGCTGTTCCTGTTCCTGCTGCGAATTTTAAGTCTATATCTTTTGTTAGCCTACCAATTAAAACAACTTTATTCATCTATTCCCCTCCTTCAACTTCCATTTAAATTGTGTCTTAACTATTTTTATAGAACACCTTACCTCCAATGCTAAAGATTAAATTTTCACCAACAGTATCATCAAAGTAAGAAGTCATAGGTGCTATATCACACTCTTCTCCTTCTGCATCTTCTTGACAATGTTCTGCTATATATTCTTCAAAAGTTACACCTTCAAATAAATCGTTAAATAAAGTTTCTGCTTCACTTTTAGTTATAGTTATATAAATTATGCCATCTGAATCACAATCACTATCCTCATAGAATTTTAAGGCTTCGTTTAGCCTATTAATTATTTTAGTTTCTGTCCAACCTTCTTTTAACCTAATTCTTGCTCCAAAAGCAGTGTATAATTCACTTATTCCTTCTTCAAAAGTTTCACACTTACCATTTTCATCAATTTCAATTCTCTCTTCGTTAATATTTCTCATGCAATTATCTTCCCAGTAATGTTTGCATTTGCTATTCATACACATCATATTTATTGCCATCATTAACTCTCCTTTCAATGTCGCTATCTACTTATTACATTCATTCATATTATGACTTAATCTTTTATAAAATTTACATCATAGTCAATTTTGGTTTTAAGTTGTCTTTTTAACCCTCTATGCGTTCTATCAATAGCATTATTAATTTCTAGTTCTGATAAATTCTTTGTTTTTCCTACTTCATCTGTTAAATATATTTTGAACAGTTCAAGTCCGTTAATAAAGCCATTGCCATAACTTAACCAATGTTTTATTTTTCTTTTTTCTCTTTGTTTTCTATTCATAAAAACTACTCCTTTTTACCGACCGCTTGCGTCGGTGACACGTCGGTCTTTTGTCGCCCTTGTACTAATGTTACATTTCAATGTTTTGTAACGTTCATTTATATCACGACTTAATCAAAGCTATATCCTACATTAATCAGAGTTTCTTTTAACTTCAATAAGGTGTCATTATTTACAGTTATCCTATGCATACCATCTTCAGACAATGGTTCACTTTCAAACTGTTCAATTTGATTTTTAATTGTATTGAACAAAATTAAATTATGTTCTCTTAGTGTTTCATTTTCTTCTTTCATTTTTTCTAAAAGTTCATTTGCAATTTCATAATATTGTTTCAATGCTCTATAATCTCTTGGCATTATTTCAACACCATCTACTTTTAGAACATTTCTCTTATCCCATAATTTCAAATTTAAACTCACTCCTTTAAAACACATCTTAATATTGTTTTCTATGTTTCTTTTCCCATTCTGTTATACAAGCAGAATCTAATTCTTCTATATCTCCAGTTTCTTCATCTTCATGTATAAAAGTATGGCTTATTACTGCTTTAAATTTTCTACCACAAGTATCACAAAACAAGTCATCATCAAGCACGAATGAACCACCTTCTAATGTTTTCCTAATATTATAATCAGCATCTTCATAAATCACTAATCCATTACAATCTTTTTTATTACATCTCATTACACCTATACTCACTTTTAAATCCTCCTTGTTTTACTTAGTCCAATTCCACTTCATTGATTTTTAAAATACAATTACATTCAGGACAATTAAATGTCACTTCATCATTTATTATTTCTGATAAATCTGCACTTGTAATTTCTTCAAATTTTTTATATGTTAATTCAATGTCATTTTTACATTGAGGACATATGAATACAACATCAACAGGCTTTTGAATTATTGTTATATCAACTTTTTTCATATATTTGTTCCTCCTTATGTGTCGGAATATACTTATTTCACGAATTAAATCATCTTCCCATAACTATATAAATTACGATATTTCTTTTCAGTAGATTTTCTAATCATATCTCCTTTAAAATTTACATAGTCCTGTTTATGTTTTTTATCCCTGAGTTTCTTCCTGACTTGCAACTCTTTATGCATTTCAAGAGCCTCTTGTTTGTGTGTTCCATCTGGAGCTGTGCTACCAAGTATATATTCCAGTGCTTCCCCAACATCCTTCATAACTAATCTCCCTTCGCAAATTCCTTCATTCTGTAGTTATACTTACTTCCTTTGAATATAACCATAAATCTTTGACACCTCTCTAGAATTCTTCCACATTGTGCTTCATCAAGATGTACTAACATTTCTGGAGTACATTCGGTACTAAAAACTATAGGAAGATTATTATTATATCTGTAATTTAAAATTGGGTAAAAATGCTTTATATCAGTTTCTGTAATATCTGCTATCAGTTTTCCGTTTTTAGTCTTATCTTTAAATAGATCATCAATTATTAGCACTTGTGCCTTTGTATATCTATTGTAGAGCTGCATATAATACTCTTGTCCTAGGCTGTTTGCATTTACCTTTAGTTCCTTAGTGGCTTCAACATATGGCATATAGGCTACTTGTATTCCTTGATTTATAAGTGCAACTCCTATTCCTACTACCAGGTGAGTTTTACCAGCACCATTTTGTCCAAATAAGCCAAAACAATTTTTATCACTAACTAATATTTCAGTATTATTTTCTATATATTCTATGGCCTTGCTCTTGGCTTTTTCGGTTAGATTATCATATGGCTCATATTGTTTTATCTTCTTAGCTTTCTCTAAACTTATGCCAAAGTTGTCCCATAATCGCTTAATCCTGTCTTTTTCATAGCATCTACATCTACTGAAGCCATTTTTACCTTCAACCCATGTTGTATCCTTGCACATATAACATTTATAATTAACCTCCGTATTTTGAGAAATCGTAACATTCTGCCGCGCTTGATTCATTATTCTTTCCAGGGTTTCCAATCTTGATATCCTCCTTTCCTTCACTTGCCCAGTTTTTTAATATTCCATCTGCATAGGCTAGTGAGTTTTTACCTTTGCTTATACCTTTTAAAATTGCATCTCTTACCCATTCGTATGAGTGTATTTCTATAAGAGCATTTAATGATTCCATTTCTTTAGCTAAAAACCACTTTCCACAGGTTAGAGTTTCAACTTCTTTACAAAGAGAGAGAGTGAGAGAGTTAATGTTTTCTTTATTCTCTCCTTTACTTTTATTTACTTTACTCTCCTTTACTTTACTTTGTGGATTAATGACGTCATTAACTACCTCTCTTGTAGGGTTTCCGTCGCGGAAACTATCATTTAATGGCTTTATTGGCGCGGATATTTTTCTTTTTCTATAAACCTCAGCTAAATTGTCAACGAATTTTTGAACCCACACTATTTTCTTATCCCATAATCCTTTGTCTATAGCCTCTAAATTTGCTAGAGTATTTAGAATTTCTGTCGCGGTTTCAGAGTCAACTTTAGTTTTTGCCAACAGAAACTCCCAATCTATTGAGTTTTCGACGCGGAAATAATGTCCTTCTGTAGTTGCAAGTATTTCTAATAACTTAAACCAAAATGCATAACCATTATTACCGAATTTGTTCTCTAGTATAAAAATCGTCTTACCGCTATTGGCAAAGTGAGGGAAGTAATCGACTGTTTGTTTCTGTGGCCTTGCCATACTTATCCTCCTTAGAACGGCGCTACAATACCGTCTTTTATTTCTTCTATTAGCTCTTGAGTCTCTCTCTTAGCTGATTTATTATTGTTCTTATTTAATAGTGATAAAATTCTTGTAAGCCTTATTATTAATGCATCTTTTGTGTTCTCGTCCATTTTTACCCCTCCAGTTCTAATTCCAATCCTTTGTCTGCAACATATACTGGCTTTCCTGTTAGCTTCTCTATATCTTCTTCAAATTGTGCTGCATTACTATTACCATCTGATAAATGTATAAGCATTATATTCTTAACTGCTGATAGATCTATTGCCCTTAGAAAATCTTTTACATTCCCAAGTTCAAAATGAGATTTAATAATTCTAGTTTTTAGACTCTTTGGCATATCTCTTTGTTCTAAAATTTCATTACTGTAATTGCACTCTATTAGTACATGGTCCAAGTTATTAAAACTATATTTGCAATAGTAACTATCTGTTATGAACAACAACTTCCCCATTTCAGAATGTTGTATAAGAAATCCTAGTGGTTCCGCAGCATCATGTTGAACTCCAAATGGTAGTACTGTAAAACTCCCTATTCTTATTGCTTTTTCACTAAATACATACTTAACTCTATGGTTTTTAATCTTATCAATTTGAAGTGCTTCAAATGTTCCAGGACTTGAATAAATATCAATACCTTTTTTTATTAAAGAGTTAATATATTTACTATGGTCTTTATGTTCATGGCTTAATAAACAACCTACTACATTACTTAAATTAAAATTTAAACCTTTTATAATAGATCTTGTATCTACTCCACATTCAACTATTAATGTTTCTTTTTCTCCTTCCAGGAGGTAACAGTTTCCCGCGGAACTGCTACCTAATACTTTAATTTTCATTTTAGAATCCTGGTCCATCTTCTATAGGTTCAACATCAACTATCTTTTGTGGAGGATCTATATCTATTACTTTAGAATTAGCATTCTCTTTTATTTCTTCCTTAACTTCAAACTCTGCATTATTCACTAGGTCTTTTTCGTCATAAATCTTTTCATCACTATTATTAAAAGCTTCAATCAATAGATCACTATCATCTGAGGTATTAGCAAACATCTTACAGGCTCTATTTATTACAGTTTTCTTTGCCATTTCATCTGTGAAATTGTTATGTGCTCCTGAGTTGCCTTTTGCTGCTCCTTGGTTCCAAGATTTCTTAATCTGCCCTATGTTCATAATTTCTACATGGATAGGTCCATCCTCTCCAAGTACAACTGCAAAGGCCCCCTTAATCTTATTCAAATCTATGTTTTCAAACTTAGGATTAAATTTAGTAATCTTAAGAGTTGCAGTATCTATGTCAAATTCAGTTTCAAATTCATCACCTTCATATATGCAATATGCTTTAACATCTTTAACTCCTTTGAGTCTCTTAGTTACCGCTACCGTACCTAGATAACTCCTTGATAGTTGTAACTTCCCTCCGTATGGTATAAAGTAGCATTGTTTCTTAGCAGGGCTTAACCCTTGAACTACCATATCTAAAAGAGTATTTGCTATACTCGCTTCACTACAGCTTTGTAATACTGGCTTTTTATCTCTATCTACTGTTTCTGAAAGAATTAAGTAAGCACTTTTCAAAGCATTTTCAGGACTATAGTTAGATGGTACTTTTAATTCGCCTTTACCCTCTAAGCTCTTAACTCTACTAAGAACCTTATCTGTTACATTTCTTTCTTGTGTTGTTGCTAATGTTTTTTCAATACTCATTTATATCTCCTCCACTCTTAAGTTTTTATCTTTACTTACAATAAGGTTTATTACTTGGCTATTAATTTCTATAAGTTGATTTACACTTTCTCTGTTATCTATAAAGATAGGAGCTTGTACACCATAGTGCTCTGATAGTGCATTTATAATATCTAATCCAGCATTTATCTGGCTCGCGGTATTCGCATTACTGAAAGGTACTCCATTTATTAAAGCTTCACAGGTTTCATTCAATCCACTATTTACTTGAGTATCAAATAGCTTAAAGCTTACATAATTAAATTTATAGTTAATTGAAGATTCCAATAATTCAACCTTTGTTTTTATAAACTCTTCACATAGGAACTCTTGGCCTTCTAATGTGGCTATTTGTTGAGCAAGCTTCTTTTCTTCCTCTTGTAGCTCTGCTATTCTAGTTTTCATATTTTCGTTATGCTGCTTATATATTAATTGCTTATTTACATCTTCAAGTTCACTTTCAAGCTGCATCTTCCTAGCTTTTAATTCAAGATTATTAGTTGGTGTCATAAGTTTTTGAAGTTTAATTTCAAGTTCTTGTATTTGCTTTAAGATCTCTTGATATTCTTGATTATTCTCAGTACTTACATTTGAATTGAAGTTAGCAATCTTCTCATTATGTTCTATGATATTGGATTCGAGTTGTTTAAGGAGTTCTCTATCTTCCTCTAGTTGTCGTTTAGCCCTTAGCACATTATTTCTGTATATCTGAGCCTTTTCTTTCATGGCTTTACCACGAGCATTTATAGATTCTAGTCGCTTAGACTTGTTAAGGTTAAAGTTTTCTAGCATAGTAGATGATTGAGTTTCAACGTCATGTTCTTCTAGAGGCCTTTTACAAGCAGGACATACAAAAGCATCCTCTGGAACATCTAAAGTTTCACTATTAATTCTCTGGTATTCTTCCCTTAAAGTTTGCATATCAGTTTCTAACTGAGTTGCTAAATTTCTTTCATCTTCAATTCTATTTTCTAAAGATTGTATATTCATCTTGCAGCTTGAAACTTGATTATTTAGCTCAAATACTTTTGTCTTTAACTCCTGTAATGGCTTCTGAGCTTTTTCTTTAATCTTATACTCAATTTCTTTTAAATCCGATTTGTGTTTATATAGATTATCTTTATCTTTTAAGACCTCTTCATTAACCTTAGAGCTGTCCATAAGCTGTTCCTCTAGAGAATTAATTCCAGTAACTATTCCTCTTTTTCTAAATTCTAGAGCATCAAAATCAATTTCCTTTATAGAATTATTAGCTTCATCTATCCTTATTGGAATAGCTTTAATATCATCATTTAATCTCTTCTTCTTAGCTTGTATTGTCTTCTTTAATCCATCTACATCCTTATCTACTAAAAGTGCCTCTATGTCCTTTAAATCACTTCTATAATTGATAATTCTATCTGTAGTTATATCTCCAATTATGTCTAATAAAACCTTTCTCCTATCTTGCCACTTCATATTAGTGCTGAAGTATAACGGATTACTTATTAGCTTGAATAACTGCTCATTAATAATGCTGCTAATTCTCTCCTGGTACTCACTTTTTTTAACAGGTACTTCATCAATATAATAAAGAGTTTCATGTCCAGTAAGTTCCTTAGATGCTTCCCCTCTTTTTTTAGTCCACTTTTCTTTATAAATTTTAGAAAAAGTAACGTCTTTACCATCTACATTTAATATTCCAGTAACTCCATGCTCTAATCCATGTAGCACATTATTATTACTGTCTAAAGTCTTAATATCAAAGGTTGTTCTATCTTTACTATCTTTATCAAATAATAGCCATGTAAAGGCATCAAAAGTTGTAGTCTTACCTGTTGCATTATCTCCAAATATGTTCGTCACCTTTGAAAAATCTATGTGTAAATCTTTAATTCCTTTGAAATTTTTGAGTGACAGTTTTTTTAATATAATCTCTTTTGTCATTATCTTTTACCCTCCAAACTCTTAATATGATCCTGCAACTCTCTAATTCTATTTAATTGATTTATTTGAACCTCATTCATATTCTCACAACTATCTTCAAGCTCTCTTACCCTTTTTCTAAGTATCTTAACTTCCTCATTGCTATTTAAATTTATAGTTAAAGTTATTGGATCCTTTGCGCCTTCTGGGATATCCTCTACAAAGTCTAGCAAATCATTTAACTCTTCTCTTATAGTTTTAAATCTGCTGATTATATGTTCCGGAGCTTTATTTGGTTTTAACGTCTCTATTGACCTAGCATAACTATTAATTACTGCTGTAATATAGCCTGTAACTGCTGCTTTCATCTTTACAAATCCCCCAATCTTTTATAAAATGTACTTGAATGTTTATTTAAATTTTTTACTTGAACCCTCTGCAAAGGGTTCTTTTTTTAATTCTTCATATTCTTCTATAATTGGCTGAAAATATTTTTCCTCTGCTTCTTTCCGTGCTTTTGATGCATCTTCAAGTGTTTTATAACTTCCAAGATATTTAGTTTTACCTTGGTATACAATCTGTGCTACATATTTACCTCTTTGGGGATAATATGAAACACCTCTAATACCTGTTGTATTTGTTGACCATAATTTATTAGTGGCAATATTACCTATTCTTGTACTTTGTAATCTATCTTGCTCTATTGCAGTTTTTTGCATTTTTCTTGCTATCTCAGTTGCATAACAACCGCAACTTTTACTATGACCAGCTAAAAGGTTTGAGACCATAACAGGTATACTGTTTCCGCATTGACAATTACATTCCCATATCGACTGTCCATACTTGTTTCTGCCAATCATCTTATTTACTGTTAATCTTCCAAATTTTTTATCTGTTAAATCTGTAAATTTTTCGTTTTTTAAACATCCGCAACTTTTAGTTCGTCCCCTTACCACATTATCTTTAAATGTTTCAAATACATTCCCGCAATCACATTTAAAAACCCACTTTTTATGGTCATTCGATAGTTTAATAGCCGTTAATCTTCCATATTTTTTGCCAGCTATATCCTTTATTTTCCCCATACTTCCCCACCTTCTTCATGCACACTTTCTAAAAACTGTTGCACTTCTCTCTGCGATATCTAATGCATCCTCTAAGCTTGTATACTTTTCAAATCCAATCCTATTAAACTTAATATCATCTGTAGTAATTTCCATTACTATTGCAAACTCTTCACTAGTTAGATATATCCCTCTTTTCTCCAATAACTTTCTTAGCATTTTACTCACCCCCTCAAATTAGCTCGCATAAAGAACTCCACCCATTAGAGCTATAACAATATCTATCTTATTAAATCCCTTCTCGGTTCTCTTAATATCTTTAGTTAGTTCAATTGTTTCTTCATAAGGCATGTCTAAAGTATCCATAATTTCTTTTCTAGTATAGAAATCCTTAATAAGCCTAGTGAATAATCTCTTTTGTTTTTGCAGCATTATTTCTGCTCCCACTCTTAATCCCTCCAAATCGTAAGTATTTTGCCTGTGCCTCTCTGCAAAAACTCAAATTTTTCGTTATCTCTCCTAATTCTTAAAAATTCTTTTGGTTCAAGTCCTCTATTTTTCAGTAGCTTCTTTTCTTTAAGAGTTAATTTCATTCCATGCTTCAAGCTTGTACCTCCTATATTTTTACTTTTTGCCCCTATCATGGTAGAATTTTGATGAAAGGGGGTGAAATACTATGGTTTACTTAATTGGTTATGATTTAAATAAGTCCGGAAAGGATTATAATGGTCTTTATGATGCGATAAAATCATACGGAAATTGGTGGCATCATCTAGACTCAACTTGGCTAATAGATACTAATGATTCTATAGAATCTATCAATGACAAATTAAAACCACATATTGATGATAATGATAACCTTTTAGTTATTCAGTTAAAGAAAAACTATAAAGGCTGGTTACCTGAAAAAGCATGGACTTGGTTAAATAATGCTAATTTTTAGAACAATCATAGGGGCATTCAATTGATTTTGTATTAGTACATACACCATTTGAATCCTCGGGGGTAAACTTTCCTGACTGCTCTTGAACTGGTACTTCCTGAGCAGTTTCTTCTTTAATCTCTTTAACTACCTCAACATTTTCAAACACCCAATTTACAGCGAATATCTTTAAATCCTCTAAGTCTATAACTCTACTTGCATTTTCAGTATCTTCTTGCTCTATAAACTCATCAGTTTCTCCACCAGTTACAAATATGTCTATCCATGGATACTCTTCATCCTTTACAAATTTTATTAAACCAACTTGTATAATTATTGCTGTACTTGTTCTTACTGTTAAATCTAAGTCTGTTGTTTTTATTTTCTTAATCATAATTAATCCCCCTATGCAACCTTATATTTAATAGCCATTTCTTTTACTATTGCTGTGTAAATTTCTATAAGTTTCTTATCTTCTGCAATTACATCTAAATAGTTTAAGCTATCTATTTTTGTCTTAGTTGATCCTTCCAGTGCTAATCTTCCCCTCATGTTTTTAAGTCTAATTTTCAAGTCACATGAAGCACGTTCCGTCAATGCTTTATAAGAATCCTCTTTTGGTGTCTTATAATCATTTAGCTTGTAGCATATCTTTTTCATTAGAGCATTAACTTCATTTCTCCAGTTGTCACTTGGTTTAATTTCAATAACTTCTCTTATAGCTTGTACCTCTTGTTTAGTTTCTTTACTTTCTTGTTTTACTGCTGCTATTTGATATTTAACCTCTTTCATTTCTTGAAGAGATTGTATTAAAACATCTTCGATACATGCTGGCTTCTGTTCTTTAACTCTAAAATATGTTTCCTCTAACTGCTCGTACACTTCCCAAGCTTCATCTGTATCTAGTATTTTTGCGTGTCTTGCTGCTCCTTTTTCTGTCCATAAATATAAGATTGATACAAATTTTAGGCTATCGTCATTTAGTCCATACCCTTTAAACTCTCTTAATGCATCACCTTCAAGCTTAAAATAATGCTTACCTTCTACAAATCTATCTAAATTTCTATTGAAATTTTTACTTATGTTATCTTCTTTTGTTCCATATTGCTCCGCCAATACTTTAGTTGTTATTATTCTTTGCTTATTAAATTCAACTGGTACTAAGTTACTCATATTTACCTCCTAAGTTTATTTCTCTATGAAAGTTCTCAATAGATCTGCTTTCAAAATTTATTTTTTTAGATATGGTATTTTTAAGATTGGAATTGAGTATATATATGTTGAGGAAGTGTTTGTCTAAATTCGAAATTTTAAAAATTTTTTAAGGCTTTTCAGCCTTAGTTATTCTAAGCATGCCCATTTTAAAAACTCTCTTTTAGGGACCCTAATTGGTTTGCCTATTGGTAATTTGGGAAAGTCTTTTCTTTTAGCTAATTCATAAGCTTGAGTTTTTCCGATTCTTAAAATATTTCTAACTTCTTCAATTGATATAATCTCTGGTAAAGATTTTATATAATCATCCATTCTCCTCCATACTCCTTTCCACTTTTTTTAGAAACCAGTTTTCCACGAAACCTATTTAATTTTTATATTATTTTGTACATGCTGCTTCAAAGAATGACATTTGATTATCTATTCTATCTGCTTTAATTACTCTTATAGATTCATCAATTATGTTTAAAGATTTTTTTAGTGTTTCTACATCTACGTCCTCCCATTTTGTAGCTCCCAGCTTAATTAATACTCTTTGCTTAACAAGCTCATATTCTTCATTTGCTTTATCTATACCAAGTCTTTTCTTGATGTACTGAGTAATATTATATTTTTCAAAACTAGATGGCCTAAAATACTCTGAGCACTTATCTTCTATTGCATTAATCTTTTGTGATACCATATCATCTAGTAAAGTTACTATTTCAGCTTTGAAATTACTAAGTGATCTACTATTATTAATGAAACCTTCCATCTCATTAAACTTTTTCACATACTTAGCAGTGAATAAAACTCCTTTTTCTCCAGTAAACTTATTAGCTATAAACTCACATCCCATTTTGGTAAATAGGTAGCATGGTCTTTCCTTACCTTGCACATCTATATAAGATGATTTTATGAAGTAATCAGCCACCACCATTTGGTTGTCGCTAAGAATTTGAATATATCCCTTTCTATCTTTAGAACCTTCAAGTTTTCTTAAAAGCTCCCAATGATCCATTTCCACTATTTCTGAAATTTCTCTGCTATCCAAGGTTACTCGTTTGATTATTAAATTACTCATTCTCTATCCTCCTGTTTATTAATTTCTAAATATTTGGTTAAACTAATTTAGGCTGTTTCTTTGCTATTAGAAAAATCTTTTTCTGGAAATAGTTCGCTTAAGGGAACTTTCACAACATTTGCTATAATACGAGCATTTTCAAGACTTGGAATTGAATTACCATTCATAATTTCATAAAATGAAGATTTGGCAAGACCTGTTTTTGCTATTACGTGTGATATCTTTAAGCCTCTTTCCTTTATAACTTGCCTTATCTTATTGTGCATATCTCCACCTCCCTATGCACTAATATTACCACTTTACCGAACCAGAAGTAAATTTGATAATTACCTTAAAAGCGAACGTTTTATACCATTAAACCGAACCTAATGGCATTATCTGAATATTCCTTATAAATGCTTCAATTATCATGTTTATTTCACCGAACCATATGATATAATATGTGTATGGTTTACCGTACTGAATGGAGGGGTTGAATATGTCGCTAGGTGAAACTATAAGAAATGTTAGAAAATCTAAAGGCTTTTCTATCATGAAGATTAAAGAATTGACAGGGCTATCTAAATCAACTATTAGTGATTTAGAAAATGATAAAAGTAGTCCAACTGCTGATACTCTTCAAAAAATAGCTACAGCTCTAGGAGTACCCGTTGAAGATTTTTTCAAAGAATATGAACCTATTATAAGTAAAGAAGCAGATGATAAATCTATAGAAAATGAAACTATTAATCCTAAACTCAAACCAATAATTGATAGCTTAGATAGGGCTGGTGATTTACAGGATGAAGACATTGAAGAAATCGGAAAACAAGTGGAGTTTCTTATCAATCTCAAAAGAAAGAAAAAAAGTAATTCATAGAGAGCCTCGAAAAGATAGAAGTAGATTACTCGCATTAGAATACATTGATTATAAACAAATAAATAATCTTCCTATAAATCTAAAAGATGATTTTTATGATGTGTTTGAAGACTATGAATGGATTGTTATTACATATGATGAAGCTAAAAAATATTTAAACGTACCCGATCCTCTAAATATAAGAAAAAAAAAGGCTCTTGCGAGAACAATTTTACGACGTGGTACCACTGTATTTCTGACTGTATATGTTGAAAATGCTATATATCCAAAGCAAGATTATTATACAGTCGCTCATGAGTTAGGACATATAATACTAGGCCATTTCTTCGAGTTTCAGAGTACTGCATTGTCAAGAGGTGGACTCACTAATGCCCAATATGTAGTATTAGAGAGAGAGGCAGAAACATTCGCAGCTGAATTTATAATGCCAATGCCAGTTTTAAAAAACATAAGCATAAAGTCATATAAAGATATTGTGAATTTGTGTGGAGTTACAAAGTCTTCGGCACAAATAAGAGTAAAAGAAATGCTAAACTTCCAAATTACTAGGGAACTCTTCCCTTTCTATAATAATATTAAGACGTTATTCCATAACTTTGTATATAAGAAATACTGTTTAAAGTGTAACTCTCACTTTATATCAGAAAACTCGAGACATTGTCCAATTTGTGGGCATAGTAGAATAACGCGAGGAGATGGTAAAATGATTTATAAAGGATATGCGTTGGATGAAAGAGGTAGAGCACTGGGATGTCCTGTTTGTGACAATGAACAAATGGCTACTGATGGAGCCTACTGCAAAGTATGTGGTATCTATTTAATAAACAAGTGTACTAATTATGACGGAATATATGAAGAAAACGAGTTTGGTAATTTCATAGAAGTAAAACCCCCTTGTGGAATGATTGCTGAAGGCAATGCTCGTTATTGCGAATTATGTGGTGAACCAACTACATTTTATAAAAACCAACTCTTAAAACCTTGGCAAATAATCGAATCTGAAGAACGTGTTGCTGCAAGTAGTGAATATAATTCTATCGATGATGGGGATATACCATTTTAAAGCCTTTAAAAAGTATTAAAGGAATTAATTTAAAAATTTTTAAACTAAATCAGTACAAGCTTTCATGAATAAAATTATAAAAAGGGGGACTTTATATGAGTTCAAAACATCAACCAACACCTCAATCAACACCTCAGCCTTCAAGAGAATATCGTGATAATGGTAATAATAGACCTAGTACGACTACCTCTACAATAAAAACAACGCCACCGCCTAAGGCAAAGTAGCGTTATCTTCTTCTAAATATTTTTTTAGTTTTTCATTATTATAAAATTTAATTAATACTCCTGTATCAAAGTTATAGTATTCATACATTATATCATCAAATATTTTTTGATCATCTGGTAAACTTTCGTCATTTTTTAAATAGAGCTTAAATGTATCAGTACATATTAACTTTACTTCTTTTGTTTCAGAGTTAGATGGAGAATATATCTCGATTAACCCTTGTGTTATTATTTCTCCATCTTTTTCTATTGCTATATAAGCATCATCCATAGAATTATCAGGATTTTCAAATATTTCACTCCATACACTTGGAAACTTAGTTTGTTTAGCTAATCCTCTCTTGTGTCTTATCAAATTACTTATACATAATAAAACCCTTCTTGCAATACAATGCCATAAAATTGCAAATATGCTACCGGTTAATATTGTTAGTGATACATACTTTAACAAGAATGTTATCCTTGCAAAATTACTCATTAGTTCGCTTAATGTGCTTATATCCCTATTAAAAACCTTTTTTATTATAACAAAGTTAATTATTAAAACCGAAAAACTATACAAAAAAGCAATTGCTATATTTTCATAATCTGATAGCTCTTCTTTACTTATAGGAAGATATTTTTTATATAATAAGCTAATAAAAACTCCTGGAAAAAGAAATAAAATTAATGTAATTATCTGTTCCATTGAATCACCTCTAACTTAATTATAACATAAATTTCTCTTGATTTAGTACAAGCCACCTATTGACAGCAGAATACATGTTTGCTATTCTGTATTCAGAAACTCTCGAATTCCACGAAACCCACACTTTTTTAGTGTCTGGGTTTTTTATTTTTTGAATTCAAGGAGGTTGTTAAAGTGAAAGGTAGTATTATAAAAAGAGGAGATTCTTATTCTATTATTGTAGACATTGGAAGAGATTCTATGGGTAAAAGAAAACAAAGATGGTTTGGTGGTTTTAAAAGTAAAAAAGAAGCTGAAAAAGAATTACCGAGAATCCTAGTTAAGCTTGATGATGGCGAATTAATTGATACTAATAATATAACACTTGAAAAGTTTTTTACAGAGTGGCTAGAAAATAAAATTAAAAAAGATGATTTATCCCCAACTACTGTGGATGGATATGAGAATATTGTTCATAACCATATAATTCCTACTATCGGAAATATAAAACTTCAAGACCTTAAACCTTATACCCTACAGAAATATTTTGATTTAAAGAGTGAAGCTCTTTCCAGTAAAACACTTAATAATCATAAGAGAGTTTTAACAACAGCTTTTCTACATGCTTTAGATATGGATCTTATAGAAAAGAATCCTATGTCTAAAGTTAAAACTCCTCGCGAGAAAAAAGAGGAAACTAAATTTTTAAGTATTGATGAATGTAATTTGCTACTAGAAAAAATTCAAGACAATCTAACTCTACGTATTCCAGTAACATTAGCACTTCTCTTAGGCATGCGCCGCGGTGAAATTTTGGCTCTTAGCTGGGATAATGTAGATTTAGAAAATAGAACAATAAAGATTGTTAAAAATTTAGAATATGTTAAAGGAGAATACTACTTTAAAGAACCTAAAACTCGTAAAAGTAAAAGAACTTTATCTATTCCAGAATCTTTAGTAAATATATTAAGAGAACATTATAAATGGCAATGTGAAATAAAATTACTAAGTAGAAATACCTGGGGAACTGATAAGAATTTAGTATGCACTAGAACAAAAGATGGTAAGCCTATTACTCCTCACGTACTATCAGATATGTTTAATAAATACTTAAAAAGAAAGAATCTACCTCAAATAAGATTCCATGATCTACGTCATACGAATGCTAGTTTAATGTTAGCTGCTGGAGTTAGTAGTAAAGTTGCAGGAGATAGATTAGGTCATAGTAAAGTAGCTATTACATTAGATTTATATTCTCATGTTTTGGAATCTATTGATAGAGATGCTGCTGAAAAAATTGATATACTTATACAAAAAAATAACCAAAATAAAACTGACTTGTGCACTATATAA